CAACAACATTTGTGCCGTTGTAAAGCATTAAACCATCGGGATATGAAAAGAAGTAAACACCACGTTCTGTGGTGCAAATCGCCTGTGGCGTTGCTGCACCAACATTGCGAGAAATCTCAACAACTTGAAAAGTATCGGAGTCGTAACCAAAGATAGCGTATACAGCATTGTTCTTGAATACAAGAAGATGTCCACCAAATGAAGCAAGGCCTGTAATCTCTTGACCACCGTCATTGATTTCAATAAAGTCCTGCTCAGCCCAGTTGGTTGGATTGTTTGGATGTGACCAGCGAAGAACGTTTGGTCGGGGCAAGCCGTTCTCTCTTGTGTTAGCAACAAATATTTTACCGGCATGAGTGATTGAGTGTGCAGCCTGGGGGAAATACTCAGGAGTAATGGTTGGAGTTGCGTAGCTGTTCTGCCATACGGGACCACTCGCAGTTAAGGCAGTTTTAGTTGTGCCATTCCATTTATGAGAAACTTTTGTTGGACCACCCGTAATAAACAACGTTTTACCCCACGGCGCAAAAGAAGCTCCATGTTCGTATCCGACAGGAATAGACAAGTTGCTAAAATCTGAACCAGTTGAATAATAAACACTACCATCTACACCGCCTGAGTTTCCGGTACTCATCATGGCATAATATACTTCACCGTAAAAAGGAAACATATTTTTAGGAAACCAGTGAGCAGCTATACTAGAGTCGTTAATACGACGCATAGCGCCACGAGAGAACACGCCACCACGGGGGTCAATCTCAACGTTCAACATCTTAGGAGACTCATTAGGTCCCAACTGAAACTGGTCGGCTCTAAGATTCAAACCACCAGTAAAATCATCCTGGCGAACAACTTGCAAACTAGCCATTACTGTCCTAAGGTGCGCCCCATAGATTCAAGCCAATACTTAGACGACGGACGAACATAACCACGTGACATAATCATCGGACGATGAGAAGGAGGACGCATAATCTCCAGCTTGGCCAACTGCACAGCCTCATCAAAAGACTGTTTGTACTGGTTGGTCATCTCAGTATCTTCCTGACGCTTATAAGCCTGGGAAATAGCATAGTAAGCTAACGCAGTATGGAAACGATAATCCAAATCAGGTTGCAACGTAGTGTCAGTCACCCACGTATAGCTGGGCTTGCGGTATCCACGGACAGACAAAGGGTAGACAGCATCAGGCTTGGGGTAAAGCTTTATAGTTTCGCCCCACTCAGTATAAAACAAAGGACGAGTAGGAACGTCAAACGAGCCATGCCACAAAGCCTCGGCATCGTCAATAGATGTAATCGTTAAACGATTACCGGCAGAACTATTGTCAAGAATAGAAACTACTTCTCGTAAGTCTCCAGCGCCAATAGACCCAATAGGATAATCACGCTGACTAGGGGTTGTATTAAGAGTGTATGACGACTCATAAAAAGGCCAACGGCGTTCAAGATTAACAATACGGTCAAAGCCATCACGCATAAACTGACGCACAAGTGCGCCCGGAAGGTCCACTTCTTCAAGGTCCATCACATCCCATACAAATTGTGTAAGCTCAGCCGTAGTAGCCATTAAACTTCCTTTTTAGCCATTGAACGCAGGTGACCTGCGCAATACTCTGTGCCCTTAGCTTTAGGGCCTTCACATGTATCCTCATTAGCAACACAACGGTTGCGCCCAACATAGGGCGCACCCGCTGGTGCCAGGCGACTACCCGGGGCTTCGCCCGCAGGTCGGATACCTTTAACTGGTTCACCATATAGGGTGTGTGCAAGTTGTTTACTCATACCCTATATGGTGATTCGTTACTTAATTTTCTTCTTTGTGGATGAAGACGCCAAACCACCGGCAACGTTTTTGGTTTTCTTTACAGAAGACTGAGCCAGCCCTCTAGGTACTGTTGTCGTTGTCGTTGTTTTTGGTTTTGGAACACGTGGTCCTACTGGAGGTCTTTTAGGGGAAGAAGATGGACGTTTCCCCGAAGGACTACGTTCTTTCCATGGAGTACCAGGAGGCATACTTCTGCCAGGAACTTTTGGAGATTGTCCCATTGGTGTTTTTTGTCCACCAGCACCAAAATAAGAGTTACCATTTGCGTCCTTAGGGTTACGTTTTGTTTCCCTGTAGATTCTCATGGATTCTTGGTCTGCTTTACGAAAATCCGCTGCAGAAGAAGAATACTTTTTATTTTTAGGGTCAGGTTTCTTTGCTGCCGCAGATTTCTTAGTAGCAACATTCTTACCGCTCTTCTTGGCTTCAGCCTTAGCCATAGCCATTCCTTTTGCGGTATAAGGAAACTCTTTCTTACCAACTTTAGGCATAACCTAGTATTTCCCAGGCTTCTTCTTGCCGTACTCTGCAGCACGCATAGACTGGTTAACACGAGGCTTAACCTGTGCACTAGCACCCTTTACACCTTTTCCGAAGCGCTGAGCACGGAAAGACGAAGGCTGAGTATCGTTTGCCTTAGCCTTAGCACCAGCAGCACGAACAGACTGAGGATAAGAAGAAGCTTTAGAAGCTGCCTTCTTTACTCCACCAGTTTCAACTCCACGTGCACGAAGCGAAGAACCGCCACGCTTGCCGGTTACACCCATACGCTCTGCACCGGTAGAACGAGCGGTTCCGCCAGTCATTGCAGAACGTGTGCGTGTCTTAGACTCTGCACCAGCAGCACGAGCTGAACGTGGAGCAGTAGCATTAGCTTTTGCTCTTGCACCTGCAGCATGGACCGATGAAGGCTGTGTGCCACGTCCACGCTTAGATTCTGCTCCAGCAGCACGAGCTGATTGTGCACCCGTAGCTGTTACACGACGAGGACTTCCCTTTTCAACACCACGTGCACGAAGCGAAGAACCACTACGAGAACCAGTGGTTTTGTCTTTCCCTGTAGAACGAATTGATTGTGCGTTTGAAGTAACCTTGCGTGGCATGACCACCTTGTTACCGAACTCGTCCTCCGACGATGATGACTTCTTAGAGGCCATTTTAACTCCTTAATTATTAAGTGAATAGAGTGAGGGGGGCTTGCGCCCCCCAAACAATATGGTTAACTTACGCAGTCTTTGCGGTAAGCTTACCCTGCTTTGCACGGTTTGAACAAACAAGGTTACCGTAGCACATGATAAGAGCGAAACGAGCGTCCTGGTTTTCAGGGCGAACGAAATCAGTCTGTGCAAACCACTTGTCGGAGTGACCAACAAGCTTGAGGTACTTGGAGTTAATGAAGAACATCGTTCCGGCAGGAGCGTGCACATCATACATGATTGGAGCACCCTTGAACAGCAAGTTCTGGAATCCAGCTTCTGCGGTCTTGGTGTCGGTGTAGCGAAGCTGTGGTTGAAGCAGCGACTCATACTTTTCAAACAATGTTTGTGTCGTAAGGATAAGGTCGGGATGGTCGTTACCAACAGACACGCTGTTGTATGCGGTTGCCATCTGCAGCAAGGTCAAAGCACCTGCGGTGTTTTCCTCGTATGAGTTCCAAAACTCGTTGCCAACAACTCCAGGAGCTGTAACAACTGACGAGTCAATACCACCAAGTGTGTTGCCACGCTCAATGATGTTGCCAAGGCCGTTCCAGTTCTTGCCTGAGTTTCCTGTACCGTTGCTAAAGAACATTTGGTTGAAACCTTCACGCAATGACTCTTCAGCCTGCATAATCTTAGCTTCAAGCAAGTCAATGATGGCATGCTCGCCATTGTTCTTTGCTTCTTCGATACCGCTGATAGCGATTGAAGCACCATACTGCTTCCAATCGTATTCTGCAGCTGTGATACCTTCCTGAGGTGTCAAAGCAAGTGTTTCATAGCCTGAGTACGACTTAACAGTGTCGTTCTGACCATAAATCAATTGTTCAACAATCTTGGTACCGCCGGACTCGGTGCGAATGCGACCCTTGTCTGAAAGCCAGTATGTGAGAGGACGTGCGGTGAACACGTTGTCGGTAAGCTTGTCACGGTAGTTGGCAAGCGTAGTTGAAAGTAGTGCGTCAAAATTTGCGTTCGGCATTTTAACTCCTTATGATAATTAGTTTGAGATACCTAACTGCTGTTTAGCAGCAGAGAAAGCATCCCTTAGTGAAGTGATAGGTGCTGAGTCTGCAGATGAACCCTGAGCTGACGAACCTCCAGCAACAATCCCGCTAGACCGCTTAGCCTGAACAATTTTTTGTTCCTGCTGAGTCTTGCGTGACTGCAACTCTCGTTGTGCCTGCTCTCTGCTAAAAAGTCTATCAAAAGCCATTTGCTTGTACACCGCCTCTAAATTGCTAGTGCCCTGAGCAAGGGCTGATGAAACAACCTCATTTGCGTCAAAGTCATCTCCATACTTTTGCTGAAGTCCGTTAATAGTACGTTCAAGCTCGTTCATCGCTTGCTGTTCCTCAAATGAGGCCAAACGCTTTTCAAGTTGCTTATACTGTTTTTCCATTGGGTCTGCCCACAAGTCATCTTCTTCAAGAATGTCTTGCTGTGCTAAACCATAATGGCTTTTAAGAAGTTCAACTGTGGCTGCAGGGTCATTGTCCAACGCTTGTTGGATTGCCTGAGCGAATTGTACGTTCTTACGTTCTTCTGCTAGTTGCTGCGTCTTGCGGGTATAATCCGCTTGACGCTGATATCCGGAAACCGCCTCCTTGAGTGGTACTTCAAGTTCCTCACCATCCAACGTCACCTTGACATACTTGTCGGCAAAGTTATCATAGTCGAGATACTCGGGAGTATACTCTTCAGTAGTAGTTTCTTCTCCACCATCAACTTGTCCATCATACTCAATGGGGTCTACGGCTTCAGATTCAAAATTTTCAATTTCCATGTGTCTCCAGAGTCCTAAAAGGTTGCTCTAAATAGTAGGTTAATTCGTTACATTGTATTTGGTAAACCACCCGTTGCGTTCTCAATCATAGCGAGAACTTGCGGTGGAATATTTGTAGGTTGCGGCATGCCACCCTGAGGTGGTGCCCCTTCCATAATCGCAGCAGGGTCAAGCCCTGGTGGAAGATTTCCCATTTGTGGTGGACCTTGTGGAGGTGCACCTTCAGGAGACATTGGCTGACCATCAGGGCCAACGGGTCCTTGTTGAGGTGGTGGAGCAAGGAAAGCTTCAGGTGTTTTAACACCAAAACCAAACTGCAATACGTGACGAGCCAAAGCGCTCATATCAATAATTCCAGCACCAACGAATGGTGCCATGGCATCAACCATCTGCAACGCCATTTGACGGCGGAATGATTCGTTAACCGGCTGTGTAGAGCCAGCTTCAACTTCAAAGTCAAACTCACCCATGATGTAGTCACGGTCAAAGTTGACCCAAATAGGCATTGCCATAGAACCGACAACACGGGCAACATGTTCGCCGGTAAGGAACTGTTGAGCCAAGCCAATAAGACGCTTAGCAGAAGATGCAATAGCACGTTCAACTTCAGCAAGCTTATCGGATGTGCGTGCGTTCATGGCATCCTGCATCATTGCAGCTTCGGTAGCGGTACGGTTAATTTCCGAAGCACCACCACGCATAAACTCTGCAACACCTGAAACACGGTCCATATCCTGCATAATCTGATTGGTCAGATTATACATGTCAGGAGGGTTAACCACAGCAGGCATAGCTTGCACAACGGATTGCAACGGCTCATCGCTGATGACGGGAACCATTACGTTATCTTCATCCGACTCTAGGGCGTCACGGCCTGGGGTGTCGAAGGCATTTTCCTTGTACAGCCACTTACGTGAGAAACGCTTGCGGTGGTTCATCATTTGTGTACGTGTAGCGTTAAGCTCGTACTGCAAAGGCTCAATAGCTTCAAGTTCACCCATTGGGTAGAAGTGTTCAGGGATATCGTAGTTGCGCATCATCACAAAAGGATGACCAAAAGCGTATGGCATTGGTGTAGGGTTAACTAGGAAACCATCCGAACCGTTGCAGAATACGGCCATTGTTCCACGCTTAATGTCATAAAATTCCCACACGTCAACATAGGCGTCACGGTCGTCTTTGGATGCACGAGGACGTTCTTCATCGCCGGCCCACTTGTTGTACTGGGTAGCCTGTGCATCATTTCGTGCCTGACGGTTGTAGCGCTGGTCGCTACGAACGTCCAACAGTCCACGACGTATGCGCTGAGCAATCCACTTAGCGTCCTCAAGAGAGGTTGCGTCAGGGTCTACAAAAACGTCAAAAGGAGAAACACGCTCAACGAATGGACGGTCCTCGGTAACGACAATTTCTGTTTCCATTGGTGAATCTTCTGCAACTGAATCAAGGTCGGAAGATTCGTCTTCCATTTCTTGTCCGGGAGCAGGTGCATCAGACATTGGAAGCGGAGCAGCCTTAGGCTTTTTGCGCTCCTCTTCAACAAACTTATATCCAACCTTTAACCAGCTGTGTCCGATAATCAGATAGTCATCAACTGCTCGACGCAGTTGCTTCTGACAATCAAAGTGACGCCACCAGTAGTTAATGATGGCTTCTGTAATGATGGCTTTATCTCCATCTTCGGGTTTCCTAGCGCCGACAGTAATTTTGGGGTGGTTTACTGCGACGCTGGGTGCGATAACGTTGATAGTAGAGAATGCAGCATTAATAAGCATTTGGTCTTCACTGGATACGTGGTCGAAATGCTTGCCTCGGTAGAGGTCAATCATTCGACGCCAAAGCTTATCGTATTTTTCTTCTTTGCGCCACTTGCGGGAATTGTCAATCTTTCCCCGGTAGTTAGCGAGTGTACTGCGGTGAGTAGGACGGGCCATTAGGCTTCTTTCTTAACATACACAAGACGCAGTGCTGATTCAACTACAAGCTGAATAGAAGCGACTTGTTCTCCACTGAGGTCTAAACCGAATGCGGTTACCAAAACTGTGAGTGAGCGCACAAGCGCACGAACATTACCACTGGTGAACTTTGTCATTGGATTTCCTTTCGGGTATGGGGTGTAGGGTCTGCAATATGCTCATCAAGTTTGTCATCAATGTTATCAATCTTGATAACAAGATGCTCAAGCAAACCACGAGACTCAGCATGCTGGCTGGTATTTTCGTTGCGTAGCTTTTGAAGTATTACAACTACCGGACCTGTGAGTACGGCAACGATAATGGGTACAAGCCACGCTTCCACGTCTTACACCCAACGGCTTCCAGCAGGTTCAATGGTACGACCTTCTTTAGCTGCAGCAGCAATTGTTTGACGCTGACGCTCACCAATAGTAGGACCACTAAACTCTGATTTGCCATGAGTAAAGCCAATACGGATAGATTTAAGGTGGCAAGCAAAGCAAATTTCTCCACGGCGAGGCAAAGTATCCTCAATCCAAGTAGATTCACATCGCTCACATTTAAATTCAGCCATAACCTATGTGAAAATCGTTACTTACGAGCGTTAAAGGAACCCAAAACAAACTTTTCTTTCTTTTCGGGTTCAATTTGGTTAGCAAACCAATCAAAAGAGAACTTAGGTGGGGCCAAGTCGGGCGTATACTCAGGAAGCCACACATGCTTTAGCATTTGATTGGCGATAGCAATAGCCATAACAAGGTCGTCATGAGGAGAACCATGCATCTTTCCATTTTCATCACGAACAAACGTTCGCAACTCAGCAAGAGTGTGCTCATCAAAGATGCCTAACTCACCATCACGGATAGCTTTACCAAGTTCGTCAATAGCCAACGGCTTAGAAGCAGCCGTAGTACGCCAACCAAGAATCTCGGTAGCTTGAGGAGCACGATTAGCCAGTCTGCGCTGCCTGTATATGTTTCTATAACCTGCACGTTGCAACGCCTTCAGCGTTGTCAACCCATGGTTGTTATTCTCAACACCAATCAAAGCATGGTTATACCAGTCACCCAAATCATACAATACATCAGAACCAAACAAGTCAGGGTCAACATGACCACGCCACCTAGCCACAACCTCAAGAGTTTCAGCATTGATAACCTGAGCTACACTATAGTCACCATGTAGTAAACCTTCAGCAACGTCAGCCCCTATGCAATACACTTGACCAGCCTCGGGTTCAGCCCATACAGTAAGGGCGCCACCATCGGCTTTAAAATAATAGTCCCCATCGATAAGCAATGTACCCTTGATTCCGTCTACGGGAACAATAGCACGAATAATGTCAATATCGAATACAGGACGACCAGACCGGACAAACGCTTCATCAGGGTCAGACGGGTATTCCTGGGCAAGCTGCCAGTCAGGAAGCTGCGCCTTTTTGACTGCATACCATGAGTTGTCACGGTCACCAGCTGACCACGGAAAGAAAATACCTTTGAAATCATTCGTCCCATTCTGTGACCCGACCCAAAGCTTATGAAATATATTGCCTTCACCTCTAGCGGTGGATAGACACACAATACGACCACCCACATCGGCAATCGGCTCAATAGACGCCCATGCTTCCTCCGAGTTCGGAAGGAAGGCCATCTCATCAATAAAGACACGATACACGGATTCACCACGAGCAGGGTCATTACCACTAGGAAGAGACTCAAGAGCAGATTCATTACTAAACACCATCTTCAGTTGATTGTCGGAAACCAAGCCAGGTCCCCGGGCTTTCATCCAGTCAGGCAACATCTTAAACCCATACTTAGACTTTTGTAGAAGCTTGGCAGCTTCACGTTCAGTACGGCTAAGCATAACCTCAAAACGGTCTGACCAAAAGAAAACCTCCCAAAAAGCGAACGCAGCAGCTAGGGTTGAGAATCCAATCTGACGGGCTTTGAGAACGATACTGTTGCGGTTTGATATCCAAGCGTACGCAGTTTCCTTCTGCGCATCACGCATAGGAAATAAAATACGCCCACGTTCAGGATGGCGAATAAACCAATAGTTAGAGCAGAAATACTCAAAAGCATCCGCAAGGTCCGAATCACTCGCATCGTCAGGTCCTTTACATAAGCGCCACTCACGCTCATTAATAAGTTCAGTTAATTCCATTCATCCTCGGCATGACGCCCATCGTGTTTACGTTCAGCAGCACAAAACGGACATTCAGCCCATCCATCGGGGTAATCCTCCCCGCACCGTTTGCACTCTATAATGTCCATTAGACAACCTTAAGAGTACGGGTCTCCTTCTCCCTAGAAGCCACAGACGCAATCAAGGCGTCCAGCTCGGCATCAGACATTTCACTCATCTTACGGTCGGTCTTAACCTCCACCGTAGGCGGAGCCATACGGTTCGTAGCCTGGAGATATAACTGAGCCGACTTCACATCGTTATCCTGTGTGGCTTTGTTGTACAACATATCCAGCACAGCCTGAGTACGCTCGGGGGACCCCTGGATGTCATCCACCCTGTCCTGCCACTGCTGACGGAAATTAGGCTTCTTCTCCCACCGGCGAAGCGTTGTAATATCCACACCTAAATGAACAGCCATCTTGTTCTTGGAAGGTGGAGTGCGCTCAGAAGGAGCAGTGCAAAGCCAGTCCAAATACTCGGTCTGTGTCTGCGTAAGAATTAATTCTTCTTTCATACCCATATAGGTAACTTCGTCACCTGAGGGGCAGTCTGATGGACTGCAAAGTGAGAATGATTCTCAGGTTACGAATGGGGGGGACTATAGGGGGGGTAGCAAGAAAACTGCCCCAAAGGCAGTTCTAGACAGGTATAGCGGATACATCGGGGCAAGCCATAAGCGAAGCCCCGTTCATGAAAGATAGGTTATGAGTCCCGAACAGATTAAGCATATACAGCCTTGGACAGAACTACGGGTTCGTTGGCGTGACGCTTATGCGCCACACTCCGGTTGGCATGAGGTAGAGGATTACGAACCTGAGGATGCTATAGCTGTGACGACAGGACGGTTTTGGCCGGACTGTCAAGACCACTATCTGACCCTAGCAGGAACCGTCTTTGAGTTTGAGGGGGACTCCCCCAAAACTGTAGGCGACATCAACCACATCCCCTTCGGGTGGATACTATCAATAGAGGTAATCAATGCCATCCAAACCTACCCCCAAGCGTGACCCACGTTTAGCCCGTGCCGGTGTTAGCGGATACAACAAACCCAAGGCCACACCCGACCATCCCAAGAAGTCACACATCGTAGTAGCCAAGTCCGGTGGTCAAGTAAAGACCATCCGCTTCGGACAGCAAGGTGTAAAAGGTTCACCCAAGAAAGCAGGGGAATCCGCAGCCTATGCAAAACGCCGGAAAGCCTTTCAGGACAGGCATGCCAGCAACATCAACAAAGGACCCATGTCAGCAGCATACTGGGCCAACAAGGTGAAATGGTAAAATAAACCCTTAGTCTAGGGGGGTATCCAAGAATCAACGCTCTCGCCCTGCGTGAGATGAGTCCCTTATATGTCGAGCGGCACGGGGGGGCGTACACCGAGGGGGGCGCGTGTGCGTGTCTGTGTCCGCATAAACCCCAACAAGCACAAGGAAGCAAGGCAGGATAAGTCCGACACTTTCATAGGTGAGAGGGCGCACAGCCCGCTGGCGATTCATCGCTGGTTGTCTGTGTTCCTATCTCGCTAATCCATCAACCCCCCAACCGTGGGGAGTTTCTAACAAAAGGAAAAACAATTAGCACCACCAAGGCAAGCGGACTTACCGCATGGAATACATCACGCAAGGCAGACTTGCTCAACAAGAAAGGAAACGAGCACTTTTGG